TTACTCCAGAAAGACCAGAAGGAATTATGGCAGCTAAAGGTGGAAGAGTTGCTTTAAAAGGAGGAGGTATGGATGCTTCGACAAGTTCTTTTTCAGAGTCTTATGATAAAGCCGTGGGCAATCCTCCTGGAACTACTAAAGGAAATCCAGACTCAGATAGACGAGAAAAAGAAGGTCAAGACGAAGCAGATCGAATTAATAGACAAATAGAAATTAGACAAGATATTAAAAGTAGAGACGAAGAAAAATATGACACTGATTTAGAGGGCATGAAAGAAAAAGACAAATATCGAGCTAGAAGAAATGCTATAAAAACAAAATTTACTTCAACTTCAAAACAAAGATTTAATGCGTTAAAAGATAATTTTAATACAGAAAAAAATAGATTAGAAAAAGAATTTAAAAAAGAAATAGGAAAAAAAGTTTTATTAAGTATAATAACTGGAGGAGTATCTCTTGGTCTATCAGATGCATATAATCTGGGTAAAGATATATATGAGATAGAAACTTTAAAAAACGAATATAAATCTGATCTTGAAAGCACAAAAGAAGATTTAAAAGCTTTAGGAGTGCCTGATTTTACTCCACATACAGATACCCTTACTCAAACTATTGATCAAGAACTTATAGACATTACTAAAAAAGATGACCCTGAAAAAGAAAAAGAAAAAGACGGACCGCTTCAACCAGTTACTCTTGAAGTAGATGAACAATATGCGCAAGGAGAGATGTTGGATTTTAATATGATGAGTGCATTAGATAAAATAAGACAAAATCAAGCAGTAAGAAGCGGATTAGTTGAACGAGGGATTATACAAGACAATGAACCAATGCTTGCAAATAAGGGTGGACTTGCAGGATTATTTAGAGTAAAAAATCAATAGGAGAAAACATTATGAGAAATGACTATGGAAATAGACCTTTTACTCCTAGATTCCCATACGGAAATAAAGATGGGGCATCTAAGAAACAAGGTTACAATGCAAGACTTGATGAATCTTTAGGGGCTAGAGATGGCAAAGAGTCAACTAAATCTCAATCTATGAAATCTAGAAGAGATGAATCAAAAGGCATGGAGAAAGCCATGGGTAATAGAGCTTACTCTTCTGTCACAACTATGGATAAATAATCATGGCAAATACAAGAAGAATGAATAGACTGGAAGAACTTGGAAGAGTTGATTCAGAAAAAGCATACACTAAAAAAGGTAAAAGAAATCTTAAGGACGAAAAGAAAAGAATCGTTAGAGAAGTTTCTAGAAAAGGTGGCGGAATGGCTAAAAGAGGTTTAGGAAAAGCTTTTAGAGGAGGAGGACTAGCATAATGAAAGATTGGGAAAAAGGATCTGGTTATGTCAAAGAACCAAAAGTAACTGTAGGACCTGGAATTACAAAAGACGGTTGTGCTACAGGTGGAGTAGAAATTGAAGTAACTAATCCACAAGAATCACAAACAGTTGATGTTAAAGGAACTAAAAGAATTAGACCAGATAAAAAACCAGTTAAGGCAACTTGGTATTAACTTATGGCTTGGTTTAGCCTAGCAAAAATAGCATTACAAGCTGGCGGTAAAATTTACGCTAACAGACAAAAAGCAAAAGTTGCAATGTCTGATGCACAACTTTTACACGCAGAACGTCAAGCTCGTGGTGAAGAAGCTTACCAAGGTAAACTTCTAGAAGCACGTCAAACAGATCTGAAAGACGAATTTGTACTCGTGATCATATCGGCGCCTATCATTGTGTTAATGTGGGCAGTGATGTCAGACGATCCGGCAGCTATGGAAAAAGTAAAATTATTTTTTGAGTATTTCCAGTCGCTTCCGTCATGGTTTACAAATTTGTGGATTTTGGTCGTTGCGAGCATTTTTGGAATTAAGGGAACTCAAATTTTTAGAAACGGGGGAGGCAAAAAATAATGACTGCTTGGATTACAGTAAAAGATGAAAAAGAAAAAGAAATTAAAAAAAAAGCTGAAAACGCATGGATTAAGAAAAAAGTAAAACCTGAAGAAAAAGAATCTGTTTGGATTAAGAAAAAAGTAAAAGAAGAATTAAAAGAAGAAAAAAATAAATGGATTCAAAAAAAAGAAAACACTGAGAATGGATCTAAATATATTCAAAAAAAGAAAAAAGTAGAAGAAAAAGCTTCTGGAGGCTTGATCAAAGGATTTCCTAAATTAGCTACTAAAGGATTTAGAAGATAATGGCTTGTTGGCACGGATACACTCAAAAAGGAATGAAAAAGAAAGGTAAAAAAATGGTGCCTAATTGTGTGCCTAAAAAGAAAATGGCCGATGGTGGTCTAACAACTGTATCTGGTTATACACCAGTTTTAGGAAATAATGAATTTGGTTACCCTAGTGGGGGAATCATGGTTATGAAAGGTGGAAGAGGATAATGGACGGAATAAACTTAATGTTTAAATTACAAAAAGAAGTAAAGAATACACAAGACAGTATTTCTGCTGTATTGATAAATGGTCAAGTTGACAATTGGGATAAATATCAATATATGGTAGGACAACTAAAAGCATATCAACTAGTTTTACAGGAAATCTCTAACCTGCTAAAAGATAAGGAGCAAAATAATGACGAAGACGACAATATCCACAAACTCAAGCCCAAAAATTGAGTTAACTAATACACCATTAGTAGGTGTAAAAAAATCAGAACCAAAAAAAGAAAAAAATATTACAGCATTACTTCCTAAACCTACAGGTTGGAGAATATTAGTTTTACCTTTTAAGATGAATGAAAAAACTAAAGGTGGTGTAATTTTAAATGAATCTACTTTAGAAAAACAACAAGTAGGTTCTCAAGTAGGAAATGTTTTAGCTATGGGACTAGAAGCTTATAAAGGAAAAAGATTTGAACATTCTGGACCTTGGTGCAAAAAAGGAGATTGGGTAGTCTTTGCAAGATATGCTGGATCTCGAATACAAATTGAAGGCGGTGAAGTTCGTTTGCTAAACGATGATGAAGTTTTAGCTACTGTAGAAGATCCCACAGATGTTCTACATCAATACTAACCAATAGGAGAAACTATGCTAGAAGAAAAAGAAGATAAGATCATAGACTTACCCACAGATGGTCCTGGTGCTGAAGTTACTTTACCAGAAGAAACAGTCAAAGAAGGAGCACAACCAATTGATGTTCCTGAAAAAAAACCCGAAGGAGAAGTAGAAGTAAAAGAAACTCCACCGGTAGAAGAAAAACCTGCAGAATTAATTACTGAAAAAGAAGAACCAGTAAAAGCAGAACCTGAAAAAAATGAATTAGAAGAGTATAGCGATGGAGTTAAAAAAAGAATTGCTAAACTTACTAAACGTATGCGTGAAGCAGAACGTCAAAGAGACGAATCTACTAAATACGCAAAATCAGTTTTATCAGAACAAAAAACTTTAAAAGCAAGATTAGCTAAAATAGATAAAGGTTTTGTTTCAGAAATGGAAAATAGAATTACTTCTGGAATTGAAGCAGCTCAATCTAAATTAGCCACTGCAAGAGAAAATAATGATCTTAAAGCAGAAGTCGAAGCTTCTAAAGAAATTGCTAAATTAGGTTATGAAGAAGCTAGATTGGCTGAAATGAAAGTTAAACAAGCTGATCAAGAAAAAGAAGTTAAACAACAACCTTTAAAACAACCCCTTCTTCAACAAGAAAATTTACCAAAACCTGATGCAAGAGCAACAGAATGGGCAGAAAATAATAATTGGTTCGGTAAGGATGAACCAATGACGTACACGGCTTTTAGTCTACATAAAAAATTAGTCGAAGAAGAAGGTTATGACCCTCAATCAGAAGACTATTATGGAGAATTAGATAGAAGAATAAAACTTGAATTTCCCCATAAATTTGGTAAGACTACAGAAGTAACGACCAAACCTACTCAAACTGTAGCTTCGGCTACCAGAGGTGTTAAAAAGGCTGGTCGCAGAACTGTGCAACTCACATCATCACAGGTAGCAATTGCTAGAAAACTGAATGTGCCACTTGAAGAATATGCTAAACAAATAAACATAGAGGAGTAAGAGCATGAAAAAAAATGAAACTAAAGTGACTGAAGCTGTTGAAACAGTAGAGGTTAAAGAACACTCCCGTGCATCCGACACCAGAGAAGCTACAAAGCGTCCTGCTGTTTGGAAAGAACCAAATGCTTTAGATGCACCCCCTGCACCTGATGGATTCAGGCACAGATGGATAAGAGCCGAAAGCTTAGGATTCGATGACACTAAAAATATTGCTGGTAAATTAAGATCAGGATATGAATTAGTTAGAGCAGAAGAATACGAAGCACAAGGTTTTCCAATTGTGGGAGAAGGAAAATACAAGGGAGTCATTGGAGTTGGAGGTCTGTTGCTGGCCAGAATACCCGAAGAGATCGCAAAAGCTCGATCTAAGTTTTATGCAGATAAAGCTAATGAGAGAGTTGACGGAGTTAAGAACGATTTACTGAAGGATCAGCACCCGAGCATGCCTATCAGTTATGATAGCCGCTCTAGCAAATCTTTCGGTGGTAAGTAAGAGTTTTTTAACAATTACAACCAACGAATTTAAATTAACCAGTGATTAGAAATAATCACTAACGGAGGAAACAAATATGGCTAATCAAGATGCCGCTTTCGGTCTAAGACCGTTAAAGACAGTTGGTCAACAAGATGATTCCACTGGAATGGGTTCACACAAAATAGACGCAGGTGAAGCCAGCGCAATGTTTCAAGGTTCTCTAGTAAGCTCACCAGCTACTGGAACTGGATACATTGATATTGCTGGTCTAACTGATGTATTAAATGTTGGAGCGTTCTGGGGATGTTTTTATGATGACCCAACTACAAGAAAACCTACGTTTAGTAACTACTACCCAGGAGGCATAACACCTCCTCAGAGTCAAGATATCGAGGCTTTTGTTTATGACAGTCCTTATCAGATGTTTGAAATTCAATCAGCTGCTACAGGTGCTTCTGCTCAAGCAGACATTTACAAAACTTGTGATCTTGCTTCTAATGGTGGTAGTACTTCTAACGGAGTATCATCCGCTGAATCTGCAGACACTTTTGCAGCAGGTCCAGCTCAACTAAAAGTAATGGGAGTTTCTAGAGATCCAGAAAACTCAGATATAACTGCTGCCAATGTAAATTGGCGTGTAATGATATGTGAGCATTTATATGGTTCTGGAACTGCCGGCGCAGCATAATAAGGAGTTATAAATTATGGCAATATCACGACAACAACTCGTAAAAGAGCTTGAGCCAGGTTTAAACGCCTTGTTCGGCCTTGAGTATAAAAGATATGATTCAGAGCATGAAGAAATTTATGCAAAAGAATCATCTGACAGAGCTTTCGAAGAGGAAGTAATGTTATCTGGCTTTGCTAATGCTTATGTAAAACCTGAGGGTTCTGCAGTTGCATTTGACAACGCACAGGAAACATACACTGCAAGATACACTAACGAAACAGTGGCACTTGCATTCGCTTTGACTGAAGAAGCTATGGAAGACAACTTGTATGACAGACTTGCGTCTAGATACACAAAAGCACTAGCAAGATCTATGGCTAACGCTAAGCAGATTAAAGCTGCTACACCGTTAAACCAAGGTCTGCCTGGAATTGGAGCAGCGACTTCATTCCAATCAGGTGACAATGTTAATTTATTTAGCACAGCTCACCCAACTATTGCTGGAAATGTAGCTAACACGTTAGCAACGCAAGCTGACTTAAACGAAACATCATTAGAACAGTGTATGATTGACATCGCTGGGATGACTGATGAAAGAGGTCTAAAAATTGCAGCTAGAGGAATGAAAATGATTGTTCCTTCTGAAAACCAATTCAACGCTGAGAGATTATTAAAATCTCAAGGTAGAGTTGGAACTGCAGATAATGACATCAACGCTCTAAAAAATATGGGAATGATCCCTGAGGGATACAGAGTAAACCATTATTTAACAGACGTTGACTCTTTCTACATCATCACTGATGTACCAAATGGTATGAAGTACTTTGAAAGACTACCTATCCAAACTAAAATGGAAGGTGACTTTTCAACTGGAAACGTAAGATACAAAGCGAGAGAAAGATATTCTTTCGGTGTATCTGATTTCAGAGGTATCTTCGGTGTTGAAGGAAGTTAATAATTAAATTAAAGGGGCGAACATAGTTTCGCCCCTTTTACATATATAAAGGTGTGTAAATGAAAAAATTCCTAGTAAAAATCAACGCTTATCAATATCACGCAGAATTTGAAGTTCTAGCGGAAGATAATGTTAATGCTATTGAAAATTCAATAGTTGACAAACTAGGAGAAAAAAGTATAAAATGGGAGTATCTTGGAGAAATGATGGATCCCAGGGTAAAACGAATAACCTATGAGGAGGTTGTTGATGGTCAAAGACCTGTACAAACAAAAAAGGTCCTTGGAGTTGAGGTGGCAAATAGAGTATGAACAAGAAGGCAGATATACTCTGGATATGGTCAGAATTGATGACAAAATTAAAGAAGTCATCACTGATATTAAACTCGAAGAGGCTAAAATTGCAAACCGAGAAAATGCAATTAATGAAGCTGCCGCTCAAGTTTCTGTAGCTACTTAATAAAAAGCTACATCGTTGGAAAAATCCAATCCGCATTATAGGCTCTCTTGCACTCTACTAAAAACTAGTATATAAAAAACTCACTAAGATAATTAAATCATAAATTGGTTATTCTTTGCTTAGTAAGAATAACTGGCGCTAGGAGGCGCTGATTAATATGACAACACACTTTTCAAACGGAGTAACAAACGTAAGAGGAAAAGATGGTGCTACTTCTTTATTTAGTGGTATCAAACAACCTCTAATAACAGGTGGAACTGCACCAGCAGAATGGGCATACCAAGATGATTTCATAACATACAATGATGAAGATTGGACTCAAATTTTAACTGGTTCGGCTTTCATTTTATCTCAATATCCTCAAGGATGGCTAAGAATCGGAGATGCTAATCCTGCCGGTGGCGAGATTAATGGTATACAGTCTCCAGAAGTATTTCAAATTAATACTGGTAAAAAATGGTACTTTGAAACTTCAATTGCAATTACTGATGTTACTGAACTAAACACTTTTGTTGGTTTTGCATCTAACGCTTATGTTGATCCTGTAGCTTTACCAGATGATGGTATTGGATTCTCTCATTTAGAAGATACAACTTCAATTCAATTTGTATCTAGAAAAAATGGAGCAGGTGTATCTTTTACTGTGTTAGAAGCAGGAAGTACATTTGTACAATTAGATTCAACTGTAGCAACACAATCTGCAACTGTTTATGGAATGCCAGATAATTCTGTTAGATTGGGATTCTTATTTCAACCAGCAGGAAGTGAACCAAGTGTAACAGCAGATCAGTTTAAAATTTTTATAAACGGTACAGTTTCGGGAACATTAGCAGCAACAACTGTTCCTGATGATTTACTTATGGAATTAAAAGCATTTTCTGAAAGTAAAGGAACTGTGGCTAACGATCTTTTTGTTGACTACGTTCAAACAGTACAACAAAGATAATAAATTATTTTAGGCTCCTTCGGGAGCCTGAATAAATAACAGGAGAAAATTTTATGAGTAATGTAACAGCCGTAAAAGCACTCTACATGGAGCCTTTAAGTGCTAGTACAACTAATGTAGCAGCCAATCAGACAGTAGCAGGAACTACAGATTTAACTCTAGCATCTTCAGCTGCTGGATTTGCGGAATGGGGTAATGTGGCAGCCACATTAAAATTTACGTCTGGAAGTGGAACAACAAACGCTATTGTGTTTACAATTGTAGGTACAGACAAAGATGGCAAAGCTGTGACTCACGAACACACAGGTCCAGGAGGAAGTGCTAATAACGATACAAGTATTACTTTTACTTCAGTTACAAGTATTTCAAAACCATCAACGGCTACAGACATATCTGTAGGTACAAATGCTTCTGCTTCAGGTCCTATTTTTGCTGGTAGAACAAGAGTAAGAGGAATGCATGTTCATTCTGGTTCAGGTGCAGTAGGTTTAATTGTAAGAGATTCGTCTATTACTGGAACAATTGGTTTACATCTTGGAATTCCTTCAGGAGTTACAAATCAAACTGACCCATATATTCCTGATAACGGAATCTTATTTCCTAATGGAGCATATACTGATGTAACAGGATTAAGTTCGGCTACATTCTTCTATGATGGATAGGAGGGTAGATGGCTAATACTACTTCAGGAACTACAACATTTGACAAAACTTTTTACATTGATGAAATCATTGAAGAAGCTTATGAAAGATGTGGATTAAGGGGAGTTGCTGGTTACCAGCTTAAAACTGCTCGTAGATCTTTAAACATTCTTTTTCAAGAATGGGCTAATAGAGGAATACATCTTTGGCAAATAGCTGATGGATACTTGACTTTAGTTGCAGGCACTAATGAATATATTGGATATCGTTCAAGTGATGATGGCACATCTACATTATTAGATAGTGCAGGAGCTCAGTTATTTGGCGTTGATGATATTTTTGAAGCGTCATACAGAAGTAATGCTGGAACTACAAGTCAATCAGACAGTCCCTTAACTAAAATTTCACGATCAACTTATTCTTCTTTATCTAATAAACTAGCAACAGGTCAACCTTCACAATATTGGGTTCAAAGATTTATTGATAGAGTTACAATTACTTTATACACAACTCCAAGTTCTAGTCAGGCAGGAGACAGAGTTCAATTCTATTACATGACTAGAATTGATGATGCAGGTAATTATACAAATGCAACTGATGTTCCATATTACTATGTACCATGTATGTGTGCAGGATTAGCTTATTATTTAAGTTTAAAATATGCTCCTGAAAAAACACAAAATTTAAAATTATTATACGAAGATGAATTATTAAGAGCGGAGGCAGCGGATGGTTCGGAAGCTAGTACTTATATTACTCCGAAGACTTACTATCCAAGTATTTAATTATGGCAAGATTTGCACAAGGGAAATATGCATTAGCAATTTCAGACATTAGTGGTCAAGCATTCCCATGGAATGAAATGGTTACACAATGGAATGGATTATTTGTACATTATTCTGAGTTTGAATCTAAACAACCACAACTAGATCCAAAACCAAGTGCAGCTGATCCAACAGCTTTACCAACTACAAGACCACAACAACCAGCATCAAGTGCATTAAGATCTTTAAGTTTTAATCCATTAACAACTTATGCAGTAGGAAGTTCTATAATAAATGTTTTTGAAGATAATCACGGAAGAAATCATGCAAGTTATGTTAGATTTAGAGGACCACCAGGAATTGCAGGTGCGTTTAATAATATAGCTGCAATTGATGGAATTAGTGGGGCTCAAATTTGTGATGCTTCAGGACATAAAATTACTCCTGGAATTTATACAAATGTTACAACAACTCTTGTTGGAACTATTGATGCTACTCAAACAACTGGAATTACATTAACAAGTTCTATTGGATTTGAAGTAGAAAGTCCTCGTACACCGGGAAGTGTAGATTTTTTTCCAGACGGCACACCTATTAATGCTGTAATTATTGCAGCAGAATTAATTGCTTATACTGGTATCACCAATAATGTATTAGATGGAGTTGTAAGAGGTTCTTTTGGGTCTACAGGTGTATCTCATACAGCAGGTGATACTATAAGATGTCTACAAGATCCGTTAAATAACTATAATACAGATACTTCAGATCAAGGTGGAACTGATACAGCAACTACTGGACAAATTGCTGGAGGAGGATATAATACATCCTCAGGACCAGTAACATTAAAAACGATAGGACCACAATAATATGGCATTTGTAGACGATGGATTCACATACGCAACTTTAACCACAGCGATTCAAAATTATACTGAGGTAGATACTTCTGTATTTACTTCTACAATTACAGATCAATTTATTGGCAATGCATGTTTAAGATGTATGCGAGATTTAAATATGGATTCTGATAGAAAATCTCAAACAGGATCTTTAGTTATTGGACAACAATATATTAATGCTCCAGCAGGGGCTTTGGCTATTCGATCTATTCAAATTACTGAAGACGATACTACACCTGATACTCAAGTATATTTAGAAAAAAGAGATGTTACTTTTTTAAATGAGTATAATAAATTTTCAGATGCGGGTAATAGCGCAACAACAGGAAGAGGTCTTCCTAAATATTATGCTATGTTTGGAACTACATATACAATGACAGGAAATACGGATTCTACATCTGGAACAATTATGTTTGCTCCAACACCCGATAAAACTTACACTTTTCAAGTTAATTTTACCAAAAGACCAGACGGTTTATCAGGTAGTAATACGACTAATTACTTAAGTGTAAATTTCCCAAATGGACTCTTATATGCATGTTTAGTCGAAGCTTATGCCTATTTAAAAGGTCCAATGGATATGTTGACTTATTACGAACAAAGATATAATAATGAGATTGAAAAGTTTGCAATTGAGCAAGTTGGAAGAAGACGAAGAGATGATTATGACGATGGAACTATCAGATTATATATTGACTCGCCTTCACCTTCGAAGTAAAAGGAATTAGGAGAAAAAAATTATGGCTATAACATCAGCAGTAACTAACACATTTAAAGCAGAATTATTTAAAGGTGGACATAACTTTAACACATCAGGTCAAACACCAGCTGGCAATGCATTTAAATTAGCTTTGTATTCATCAGCATCAGCAAACTTAGATGGTACAACAAGTCAATGGACAGTAGCTAGTGATCCATCAGCAGATCCAACAAACACATATGAAGTAACAACAACTTCATCTGGTTATGCTTCTGGCGGAAAAGCTTTAACTAATCAAGGTGTAACTGGAACTTCTTCAACTACAACAAGTTTTACAGACTTTGCAGATTTATCTACAGCAAACGGTACGTCTTGGACGTCAGCAACTTTTACAACACATGGTTGTTTAATTTATAATACAACTGCAGTTACTGGATTTACAACCAACAGATCAGTATGTGTTGTTTCATTTGGTGGAGCTAAAACAGTTTCTAACGGAACTTTTTCTATTGAGTTTCCAACAGCAAGTACATCAGCAGCAATTCTGAGAATAACATCATAAGGAGTTAAGTCCTTATGGCTGATACTACAATCACAGTCACAGTCGCAACAGGAACACAGTATCTTGTAGGTGGTTCAGGTAATGTTTATTATTTTGATGGATCTCAACCTTCAAGTTTTACTTTTCCGTGGGTTAAAGGTGCAACAGTAAGATTAGATCAATCAGCTTCTTCAAACGATAATCATCCATTAATTTTTACTACTTCTAATAGCACTAGCACTGCTACAATGAGAGGTGGAATTATTTCTTCAGGTGTAACTTATTATTTAGATGGATCATCTAATCAATCTGATTACACAAACACAACAACATTTAATGCAGCAACAACAAGATACATAGAAATTGATCCTGCAACATCTACTGATTTTTATTTTGCATGTTGGGTACATGGAATTTCTATGGGAGGAATTGTAGATATTACGAGTAATACTTGGGGTGCACTATCTTGGGGAGAAAACGAATGGAATGATCAAGGTGATGAAACTGTAACTTTAACTGGTCAAGCAATGACTGTAGCGGAAAACGCAGCTGGAGTTGTTGCTACTCAATTCCCTGGTTGGGGTACTTTAGAATGGGGTGAAAACGGTTGGGGTAGTGTTAATGCAGCTAAAGAAGTTCTACCAGGCCAAGAGGCAAGTATATCAGTAGGAACATTAACTCCAGTTATAGGAGAAGCATTAACTGGTTTCCAAATTCAAACAGTTGTAGGTGCTCCTACAACTACTTTTGATTTTGAAGTTTCTCTAACAGGTCAACAAGTTAGTGTAGCACAAGGAGTTTTAGGAGTTAACTCTGAGGCAGACACAGAAGTTGGAATGCCTAGTTTACTAACAACAGCAAGTTTAGGAAGTTTAACTGTTAATCAAAATGCTGATGTAAATGTTGGTTTATCTAGTTTTTCAATATCTACAGATGTTGGAAACTTAATTGAAGCAACACAGGTAAAAGTTGAACTTACAGGTCAAGCTGTAACAGGTTCAGTAGGTGCAATTAATCCAGATGATATGGCTGTAGGAGCTGTTTCTCCAGGTGCTATGACTGCTTCTGTAGGTGCTATTACTCCTGTAGATATGACTATAGGATTGACTGGATTTGGATTAACTGCTACATTAAACCCAGAGTTTGGTATTTTGCATTATGGAAATGTTGACACTGGTAGTAATACATCGTATACAAACGTAAACGTGGCTTAGGAGAAAAAAATTATGGCTTCAACATATAATAGTCTTGGTATTCAATTAATGGCAACCGGCGAAAACGCTGGTACATGGGGAACGAATACAAATAATAATTTAAATTTCATCATGAATACTCTAGGGTATATTGATGTAGCATTAACAGCAGATAGAACTTTAACTATTCCAGATGGATCTACAGGAACTTATGATGGTAGAGCTATGTGGATTAATTTATCAGGAACTACTGGTGGATCTAGAGTTTTAGATATTGCGGCTCAAGCTGGAGACCCTAATGCAAATATTGAAAAACCTTTTATTATTGTAGATAATACAACAAGAAGTTCTGCAGCTAATACAATAACATTTAAAGTAACAGGTCAAACAGGTATTTTAATACCTACGGGTGGAACTGTTTTATGTTTTCATAATGGAACAGATATAGTTTCTTCTGGTTTTCCAAGCACTACAGGAGCTCAACCAGCCTATACTTTACCATCAGCAGATGGCACAGCAAATCAAGCATTAATAACTAACGGTTCTGGTGTTGTAAGTTTTGGATCAGCAGGAGTATCAACAGGAAAAGCTATTGCAATGGCAATGATTTTCGGTTAAAAAACAAAAGAGGAAATAAATTATGGCAAACCCAAATATAGTAAACGTCGCAACAATTAATGGTGAGTCGCAAGGACTTGCATTAGGAACAGGTGATTCAAATGTTATCATTGCAGCAATTAGTTCTGGTAAAGTTGTTAAAGTAAATAGAATTACAGTAGCAAACGTTGATGGAACTTCAGCAGCAGACGTTTCTGTTAAAGTTGTAAAAGCTGCTTTTACTTCTGCAGCAACAGGTGGAGCAGGGAATGTTGGAACAATTTATTTAGCGAAAACAATTTCAGTACCGGCAGACGCATCTTTAGTGTTACTAGATACGCCAATCTATATGCAAGAAGGAGATGCTCTTCAGGGAGGAGCTAATGCGACGTCTGATCTAGAAATTTTTGTATCATACGACGTAATAGCATAGGGAGGTAATAAGCTATGGCAAATGGCGGAATTATCGGACCTGTCCAAACAGTCTCTGCAGCTCAAGCAGAAAAAAAAACAATCTTTAAATGTTCAGGAACATTCACATCGCAACCTGGAACTACTACAGCTAAAGTTTTAGTTGTTGGTGGTGGAGGTGCAGGTGGAAAAACTGGCGGCGGAAACGGCGGCGGTGGAAATACTACAGCTGGTGGAAATTCAGTTTTTGATGTTTGCGGAGCAAGTCCAGGTGGAGCAGCTACTGCAAATGGTGGTGGTCTTGGTGGTAACAACGATAGAAATCAAAGTGGTGGCGCTGGAGGATCTGGTGGTGGCGGTGGTGGAGCTGGTGATTGTGGAGCAGGTTCTGCTAATCAATCTCCTTCAGGAGGTTTAACAGGTTTTGGAAATGCTGGTGGACCAGGAAGTCCAACAGGAACAGACTCAGCAGGTGGTGGTGGCGGTGCTGGTGGAGCAGGAACTGCAGAAGTTGGACCAGCGTTTGGTGGTGACGGAGGAATTGCTAAAAGTGCATATGATGTAGTTGGAACAGAATTTGGAGAAGCAGGATTTTTTGCTGGTGGTGGAGCCGGCGGTGGAAATGAAACTGGTATGGGTGGTTATGGTGGAGCAGGTGATGGTTCTACTCCATGTGTAAATGTTGGAT